CTAAAGAGGGTACGTACTAAGAAGTACGATCGATGTTTGTCAGAATTGGAACTCCAACAAGATAGGAAAGCGAAAAATCATCACCTGGTGCTTTCCAAAAGGAACTAAAAACTGAATTTGTAGTAGAAGTTGATGTACGCGGCGTCAGAGTGACACAGCATGGAGGAATATGTCCCTTAAGCATATTCTGAATATTCAAAGGTCTATCGGTCGAACTGTAATGAGTTGCAGGAGAAATGTGAGATACGTTGTAATAAGGTACCTCAAATTCAACTACACCTTCCACAGTGGGATCAACAATGATATTTGAAGATTCAGAATTTTGCACACTAGGACCTAACAAAGCTTTTGTTACTATATTTACCGATGAACTGAAATAGCCGACCAGTGTATTCATAGTATCTTGAATTGAATTAAACATTGAAATATCCCAGGAAAAATTACTTTTTACTCTACCACTAGAACCGACGACAGTTTCTGAAATCATTTTAAAACGCATTGAACCACGCCAAAAAGCGTAGAGATAATAATAATAATCTAGTTGTGAAAATTTTCGTGTTGTACCAACATTAGCTGGTGCAATTCGTTGAGAAAAAGGAGCTAAAACAATAGCATTTGCAGTGGCATCATCATTAAGGGTGATATCACCAGAACTTACTCTTCCAAATCGTTTGATTAATTGACGAATAGACATGATCTTCTCACCTACACAACAAGCCTCTGGAGACCAATTTGCGTAGATTTGATGAGTGTCTATTGATGGTGGGTGGATTCCCTTCTGAGCTTCATTCCTAGGAATTGCCTCATTAGCACCCATTAAGGACATTTGCGCTTTTGGTCGCACAACACTGTACTCCTGTTGAACCTCATTAGCGGAACGCTCATCAGCCAAAGCTGTAAGCACCCCACTATAAGGAACATAAGAAGGACAAGTTGGGTTAGCAAAAGTCAAATCTGGTCCACCATGAACTTCAACAATTGTATCAATTGCGGGATATACATTATTAGCAGCAACCAATTGATTCAATACTTCGACTCTGACAATACCTGTAACGGCATTGTACATTAAAGAGTTGTTAGTATCTAACCAAGATGATTCTGGTCTAATGCAATACATCCAAGGACGAGATGAAACATAAGGAACAGTAAATGACACTTCAGTTGAAGTCCGCAAATCAACTATCATTTTTTGAGTTTTAGAAACATCGGGAACACCAGTTGAAATTGTAGTATTAAAATAGAAAGGAATAAAACTTATGCGTAATCTACCAGAATGATATTGAGTTTTGAG